GTCCCGCCACCTACCGACTGCGGGAAATCAACCAAGGTCATGCTTGCCGTCGTCGCCGTGTGCTTGAACCGCACACCGAACGAACACCCCGGACCGACATTGAACGACGGGAGTGTGTACGCCTGGTTCGTCCCGTTGAATACGGCGCATTGCCCGTATTTCCCGTATGCCCGAGTCGGTTCACCCACACGCACCAAACTTCCACGCCCTCCAACAAAAGAAGATGTTTGACCGCTCCCCATCGTGTACCCGAACATTCCGCCACGTGTTTCAAGAATCTTCCCGAACCGCGTCCCTTGGAGCATCATTGCACCTCTGGATAGACGCCGACCCAATACAAGTAGTGGTTGCCACCCGTCGAGTCCAAATTCACACCCGTATCGTGGACAATACCAATCCCCCACTCCGGCCCCGGGTTCTCAATAACGGCCACTCCGTAAATCAAATCGCCAGCCGCAGGGCTCGCCTTGTTACCGATGGTACGCACCTCGTCAGCGTTCAGCCGTGTCCAGCCCGCATCCGAAGCACCGGCCCCATCGTCGCGGGTCGTCCCATCTCCACGGATTGCGTAAACGTAAGCGAAGCGGTTCCCCGTTGGAGTCGTTGAACCAAGCTTCAACATTATGTACGCATAAATCCTTTTGTATCCCTGCGTGTTCGTTATCAAAGTCGATTGCTGACCTACTCCGACTGTCGAACTCGCCAAGTTCGCCACCGTAATCGTAAACGCCGCAGGTGTTGAAAACTTTTCCGGAATAGCATTGGCCATTAGAGAGCCCTCGCTTGGTCAATATCCCAATATCGAACCACCACCCCATCACCGAACAACGCTTCCGCCCTAGACGATCCACGCCACTGCAACGCTTCCAACTGTGTCCGGCTTGCTCCGCTTGGGAATAGTTGCGCAAAATGTGTCCTAATCGTCGCGTCACTCGGATCAACATGACCACACGCGATAATCGCACCGTACAACTGCTTTTGGTCAGCGGTCAAGCCAATGTATTGCCCGTATGTCGTTGCCCCGATTATCTCCCAGGACTCCACACGGGTGCGCAAAACGCGCCTAAACGGGTCCGTGTTGTTGGTTGCAACCAAATTCATCATCGCCTCTATTTCGATCCCAAATTTACCAGCATACCCAAGTCCCGCCGGATCTGCGTCCAGTTCAGCCCTTAATTCAGGATATTCCGATTCCGTTAAACCCATATTTACCTCCGGCTCCAACTCACTGTTGACGTTGTGCGCTTAACCCAAAAGTCGCCGTTCACATTCGCGTTCGGATATCTCGGGTTCCAAATCATGTATCCAAAGCCCATAAACACAAAATCCATCCACACCCCACGACCCGCTTGCGCGATTTGGTTGTTTGTTCTGTACTGCCACGCAAACGCAGGATCGGGCGTCCGCGTCGTCCATGCCGTTGAACCAACCGCCCGCTTTGCCCATGCGTCAGAGTCTCCTTCCGGTGTCCGGAAACTCCAGATCCCGCCATTCCCTGAACCAAGACCAAGCCAATCGACAATCGACCCAACGAACAAAGTCGCCCGTGTACGCCAGTTTCTAATCACTCTTGCGTCACCACGGTGAAGTCCTGTTGCAAGGCTCCGGTTGCCGTAAACTTTAACTTGATGCCGTTGCCGTTAAGGTCGGCGGCCGATAGGTCGATCTTGTATGTGCCAGCGGATATTTCAGAAACGCTGTTCGCGCAAGTGGCGTACCCGCCTCCATCAATGGCTCGTTGCGCCGTTACGCTTAGGCCCGTCTTTGGCAGGTTCGTTGTGCTGTCGTACATCGTAAACATGAATCCAGAAAATGCCGTGTTCTTCTTCATGTTCACGCGGCTCGACACTTTGACACCTTCCCCAAACGACCCCGCAGCAACGTGGTCAGCCCGCGCTTCATCCCAAACAGCATCGGCCACCTGTGCTGCTGTTGGTGCAGAACCACCACCAACGTTGTCAACGATTTCCTTAACAACAGATCCGGCGACTGCCGAAGCGAACGTTGTCCCGCTGTCTGTGTCGAACATATCCGCCAATGCACTGGCTGTCAGGCCCCCAATCGTTCCCGAGAGGTTCCCGGTGACATTGCCTTCAATGTCCGCAGCCCCGCCTGTCCCATTTGCGTCGATGCCTTTTCCGGACGTCGCACCTCCGGACGCATCAATCCCATCCCCCGTCGTTCCACCAACAGCGGATATCCCCGATCCGGTTCCGTTGCCCTCTGCGCGAATCCCACTTCCGTTGTTTGTCCCGATCGCCCTGATTCCGTAATTTACTCCATTAGTGCCACGAGCCTGGACTGTCATGGCGTCATTCCCGACAGACCCACCAAGAACATAAAGGCCCACTCCGCCCGTCGTCGACTCAATCCGCATTCCAGTCGACCCTACCGACTCCACATGAACACCGTTCCCGCTTGGAGACTGGACATAAATTCCCTTGCCCGTGTTATTTCCGACAATGTGCGCCCCGTGCCCATCGTTGCCGGTTGACTGTGCTACCAATGCAGTTCCAGAACTATTAACTATGTTCAACTGCTTAAGGTTCAACGTCGCGTTGTTCCCGTTCGTCGCCTGGTTGTCAATAGCGCTCATGTTCGAATCCATGCGCCCGCCAACCAACGCCGCCGGGAGACGCGTTTGAATGTCGTTTGTGTCCGACTGAATCGACGCCGTTTCCGCTTTCACTGCCGCGACGTCCGCGCTAACGGACGCTCCGGCGGGAGCCCCAAGCCGCACATAAGCATCGCCCGTTTGCGGTGTGTGACCCGTCAATGTCGTCACCGTAGGAATAACAGCCCCCGTGTGCGTCACCGCCGCCAAAGTCACCGTTTCACCTGGAAGACCCGAAACAACTTGCCAAACCAGATCGGAAGGGTCTGCCGCCGTCCCCGTAACGTGCAAAGCCAGATCCCCAAGCGTGTCTGTGTGGCTCGAAGTCAAAGCGATTGAATACCAACCGTTACCGCGCTCCGTCACCGTAGGGCTGATTGATGCGAACGCCGCCCCATTCTTTGACGCCGTAATGGTAAGCGTCAGCCCTGTTTTCCCGGCCAAATGGTCCGCCGAGTCGGTCATGAACACCATCTTGTCCCGCGCCGTTGATTGCTTCAAAAGGCTCATCGGTTAACCACCCTGGAACGGCTGTAGGTGTTCCCGCCTCCACCACCCACAAGAGTTCCTGTGTATTCTTCATTAGGCCCATAGATGTAAGCGTTTTCAACCTTGTTCGCTGGCGGATACCCACCTGTTACGCCTTCCACCGTGAACTGGATCATGTTGTCAAAAGAGATCTGTCCGCTCGCTGTTCGCTGAAACATCCCAATTCCCTCGCCTTCCCTTAAACAGATATCGTAGAGGCTGTCATGTGGATGACGCCCACCGAACGGTTGCGAAGTGTGGTATACGTCTTGCACTTGCGGATGGAAACCCGCCAGGCCAGGGCCAACCCCCCTCCCGGCCCCGACCTTGTACGCATGGTGAGGGATCACGATAAAGGCTCCCCGTTTGCTCCCGTCCATAGTCACTTTCACGTTCCCGCGAACGACAATGTTCGCGTCCAGGCTGTTCGCGGTATCAAACGGGTCCGCCGTTGCCGTATACCCGCTTGTTTCATCAATGCTGTCGATCCGCTCCACGGTCACCTGCGGCAGTACGTCCGTCCCGATTTCGCGGAGCGTCACGCGGAAAACTTCCAAAACAACACCGGAGCCGCTCCCGTTCATAAAACTCAAAAGCGGCAACGGAGAAATGTAACACGGAAACTTGTACCGATAACAGGCCCCGGTCGAAACGACTCGGACACTCACACCGGCTTCCAGCCAATGGGGGTAAGCGTTCGTCACGCCCGCCGTGTCAAGGGCGATCCCCTCCCCTTCGCGCAAGACGATCTTTTGCGCGTCGCCAGATCCGCCACCCCATTGGTCTACAATGTCGTGAAGATCAGACAGGCCCATCCGCGACGAGAACGACCCCAACGCCCGCGTCTCGTTTGCGCACGGGACAGCGCACAGTGTGTCAATGGCCGTCCCCGTGGTCGTGATCGCCGCCGGTCGCCGACACATCACAACCTGCGAAGGCAGGTCCGCGTTATTGGTGTCGATGGTGTAGGCTGGCATGATCTCGTCCGACACCGTGTGCGCCGTGATCCTTTTCAGGGCAATGTTGGTTCCAACCGCCGTGGTGGTCGTCTGCGCCAACAACCGTTCCGCTTTGATTTGCCGAACACGAACCAACTTACCGCTCCCCGTTTTATTAAACAGCGCCAACGTCGACACATGCGTCAGGTAAGGATGGCCGGTAACAGCCGTTGTGGGCATTTCTATAGAGAAAGCCCACTCCTTAACTTCGTCGTGTAGGCGGAATGTTTCCATCAAGGAGCCTCGGCAACCACCCAATCGTCAGCGATCTCATCAGCGGCAAGAAGCGGTTGCCATTCACGCGCCGCGTCTACGGCGGCGGCATAGGTTTTGTGCCCCAATGACACATAAATGCCGCTAGGCCGTTTTGCCACGTTCGTTATAATCCGCACCGGCTGTCCCCAAATATCGGCCAACGTCGCCATGTCTTACTCCTTCGTGAAAAGAATCCGGCTGTGCAACAGTCCCGCAGCGCCGGAAACGTTGTAAAGCATGAACATCTTGTCCTGCCGCAACGTGATCGGCTGAATGTCGGAATGTGGAATCCATTGATAAACTTTGTTCAAGGGCAAGAAGCATTCCAGCTCGTCGGAAGTCGCCGTGGACGCCGCCGCTTCGTCAGAAGACCAAATCCACGTATCCAGCGTGTTCGCGGTCCCCCCGATGGTCCCGGCGTGACCATACGTCGCCGTCGTCGGAGCGCTGTTCGTCGTGTCCAAAGACACCGGCGTGACCGCCGTCGGGGTTGTCAGCGTTGCGGTCCCCGTGTATAAACGACACTCCATCTGGCAGACAACGCCCGTGACCGCCGCCGTCTGAGCGTTCGATAGACCGGCTTCCCGAATCTTCAAAACTTCCGTCGCGTGTCCGTTCAGAACCGCCGCCATGTTTTTGGTAGCGGCAAAAGCCACGCCAGCGCAATGCAAGTTAAACGTCTGTGCCATTGTCAGCCTCCTGTCGGGAGGCTAAAAGCCTTCCCCGTTCCTACTGTTTGCTTAAATGCAAAAACCTCATTGTCTCGGTTCGACACCACAACACGGTATCGTCCCTCTTCCAAGGCCCTGATCGAGTCCAGAAAAGCGTCGTTTCTCGGCCCAGGCCCAAAATTGCGGAGGCAGTCAACCCGCCTCCCGTTCTGTATGGCCAGCACGTTGTTGACCATCGCGGTCCTCATGGGCTCGGTAACAATTTCAGGCGACTGGAACGTCCACATACGCTCCACGGGGTCGAACACTTGCCGGACACCGTACCCGTTACCGCGCCGAACAACGCCCATTGCTCACCTCTCAATCAAATTTGAGAGGGCATTCCACCCTCTCGCTCCGGATATACGCCGGAGTACAGTCAATTCATTTAACGACCAATGACGATCAGGGCAACAGTCGCCCCGGTCCAGTCGGTCGCGGCAGTGCCACCCGAGGCGGCAGTGGTCAGGGTGATAACCAACCCGCTCACGCTCGCGTAGGCAGTCTGCAACGCCGCATCGTTCCCCGCAGTAATCAAGGGAATAACAGCGGCGATTTCGGTGATCCCGTGCGTCGCAGCCGTCAGCGTCACGGTATCCGAAGCGGACGTGGGAACGCAGGTGACAACCAACATCTTGTAGTCGCCAGCGAACTCCGTCCGTTTGCTCAAGGTTCCAGTAATAGCGGCCATGTGATCTCTCCTTAGAGCTTCGCGGCGGCGTCGACGGCGATAACCCCAAATTCCTTGGAGTTAAACATCGTCTTCTGAATGCCACCGATGAAGTTTCCGGCAACGCCTTCCTTGTTCTTGTAATCGAAGTTCTCGACCACAAGGGCGTCTTTGCTGGACGCCTGGGCCATCAGGATCGCCTGACGACCAACAAGCAAGTTACGCGCACAGTCGGCCGCGCAGTCCGTACCGACAGCCGCGCCACGGAACGAGTTGCCAGAGACCGAAATGTCCAGCCAAGGCACGTACTCGTTTTCCAGGAGCAACACATTGGACCAAAAGCCCAACGCGCCACGGAACACGGGGTTTTTGTCGCCACGAATCTGCGCGTTTTCAACCGCCGTTTTCCAGTCGCTGGACATCCGAATATCGCGCGCCGAGAGAGGGTGCAGGTACATGACATAGAAGTCATCCCCGCCAACGCTCAAGGGTTGGATCTTCGGTTCCGCGAGTTTCGCCAGAGTCGCCGCTTTGGTCACCAAGTCAAGAGTCATGATGTCCGCATCAGCAAGCCCGTCCGTCCCGGTCGTTTCGGCGCACAGATACCGCGCACCGACGCCAGCCGCTTCGTCCGCATCGGGAATGAAGTCAGCCGTGTTGGACCACAACGCGCGACCACCAATGACTTTGCCATTGGTATCGACAAGGGTCGTGTTGGTCACGCCGCCAAGTTTCAAGAAAATCTGGCGGGCGATGAACTCTTTCATCCACACGCGCAGGTTCTCTTTAGCTTTGCCGATTTGATCGTACACGACCTTCTGGTTGTCCAACCGACCCGTCAGACGCACAGCATTACGGATTTGGTCGATAGCGACCACTTCCGCATAGCTGCTCATCGACTCTTCGTTGCCTTCCAACTCGTCGTCACCGGTCACGCCGTCGCCACCCAAACGCGCCACCAAACCAAACGTCTGCTGGTCGCCTTTGGATTTCTCGAGGTCGCGGGACACCTGGATCACGTTGTCGGCACCTTCGCCCATGAACCGGGTCACGTTTTCAACATCTTTCATCACGTCATCAAGAAGCTCTTTTGACCATAGCTCTTGACGAAGCGCGTCAATGCTTACAGTATTCATTGTTCGTCTCCTTTAGGTTTTACCCTCGGACGATCCGCTCGTAGCGGTCCGGGTGTTTTTCCCGGAACTTCCAACGTTCAACGGAAGTCATGGCATTGAGTTCTTTAAGTCCGATCTCGTCAACAGAGACGGTTCTTGACCCAGAACCAGATGCCACGCTCGCGCTGGACGCGCGTCTTTGGGTGTTTTGTTCTATGCGCTTCATCGCTTCGGGCGTATGGCCCCCGTTCGCCTTTTCGGGTTTTTCAGCCTTTGGCTTCCCGTGATCGGGGTGGTATTGCGCGATTTCGTAGGCGATATGGGCCGCGTTGTAATCGTCTGGCCCCAACTTATCCGCCTCTCGTGCAGCCACCTGCAAATCTTTCATTAACTTTAAAACCTTTGACTGTCTCCATTTTTCAGGCACAACTTCGTCCAGGTTTTGCATCACTTCACGCGCCCGGACAACAGCGTCGTCAAAATCTTTGTATACAGTCCGCGCGTACTCTTCTTGCTCTCGGTGAATCTCCGTTAACCGAACCTGCCGCGCCGTCATTTCCTGCTCTTCTTTGGCTTTCTTCGCTTCCATTTCTTTTAATTGCCGCAACGTCAAAGGCTTGTCTTCTTCTCCGGCAGTCTCGTCCGACAGAAGGGATTCCATATCGCCTTCCGATTCTGAACTCTTAACCGCTGGATTTGTCCGCGCCCGCAACTCTTCAACCTCGCGCGCCAGGCGGTCACGTTCAGCCTCGATCTTTTGGCGTTCGCGCCGTTCACTTTTCATCCTGAAATAAAGACCGCGTTGCGGCGTCCCAGGCCCAAAAGCGTCAGCCCACGCCTTTTCCTGCTCCGGCGTCTTAAACGTAAAATCGGGTAAACCGGTCGGTTTCTTTTCCTGCACCTCTTCTTCAACCTTCTCTTCTGCCTTAGGCTCTTCCTTCGGTTCAACAACTTCCTGGACTGGTTCTTTCTTTTCTTCCTTCACTTCTTCTTTTGCCACCATCCCGCGCTTCTCGGCGGCGTCCAGTTCATCTTTCGTCCATCCGCGCTCTTTCAAAACCTCGCGCGTCGGTTTCGATTCGACTTCAACATTCGCAACCTCGGGAGCCGTCAGTTCGATGGTTTCCGTTGTATTTTCGCTCATGGCGTTAACCTCGCATCCTGTTGATCCACAACCCTTTTCCGTTGTTCCCGGCACGATAAAACGCGCGGTCCCTGTTGTCTTCTCCCACAATCACAAACCCGTCAGGTGCTTCAAAAAACGCCTGGCCTGGCGCAATCGGGTGCTTTAGAACTTCACGCGATTTCTCGATTTCGGGCGGATAAACAGTCCCTGCGACCCGGTCCACCGTTGAAACAGGTTTTTCCACTTTCACAGGCTCGATCGCCTGAACAGTTTGAATTTCTTTCGATTCCACCGGCGCGTCTTGCGCCGTATTTTTACGCCAACCCTTGGGGGGCATTGTTTCCTCCTGGATTCGCAGGGCCAACGGGTCCAGACATGGCCGCCGCCTGCGCTTGTTTAATTGACTGCGTGACCCGTTCCTTCGTCTCCCGTGGCAACTGGCTCTGATCGATCAAAACCTCGGGAGGAATAAGGCCTGGGTACGCAGCCGCAAACTCTTTCAATTCCGCCATCTGTGCCATCCGAATCGTCTCGCTGGACACGGATTCGCCCACGTTGACGTCGTATTTCCACAGATCGCCTTTCAGCACTTCGGCGATTGCAACTTCCGCCATGCCGTCGTCATAGCTCATGGGTTGACCATCTTCGTCCGTCATCGGTTCGGGTTGACCCGTTTGAGGATTCGCCAGCATCAGAGGCGGAAAACTCTTTTCAAGAAACGCTTGTCCTAAAACATTTTTCGCTGTCTCTGTGTCGTAAATCTCGCCCAACTGCGATAACAGGAAACGACCTGCGATCTGCCGCGTCCTGGACAGGTTGTCGAACAATTCCTGAACCATCAGAAGACCTTGTTTTTGGCGCAAGGCGATGGCACGTCCTGATTCCGCACCACCCTCCTGCGATGCCAGCAAGTCAGCGTTAATCCCAAGCTGTGCCTTGATGTCTTCGGCACTCTCCGCCGTCAGCGCCGCGTGGCCCTGCGACAAGGGCGTCGGATAGATCCGTTCCGGCTTCTGTCGGCCCTGCTTGTATTCAAGGTTCACGCCGGGCGCGGACCCGAAGTTTTGCACTTGCGCACGGTCCACCCATGCGTCCTCTTCTGTTAACCAACCACTGTTGGACGACGTATTGAGGTGGCGAAGCATCAACGTCGAGGCTTTGTTATGCCGTTCCTGCGCGTCTTTCACGCCATGCACGATTCCCTGCACCAGGAGGTGGCGGTCTTCGCCAGTCAGCGGAGCCGTCGAGAACCGTGCGTAGTAGGGGATAAAAGGGTAGGACTTCCACTTCGGATAGAACCAGGCGCGTTCGTTCGCCAATGGTTCGCTCATGCCAGGCAAATGCGCAAACAACCAGATTTCGGGAACTTTGCGCTCAATGATGGTGAACCGATCCGGGTTGCGCTTGGGTGGTGCCATTGGGGGTTGCTGGCCGGTTACGGACGCGGTGACAACGCCGGACTGGTACACGGCATCATCGCTTTCGATTTGGCCAACATAGCTATCAATAAACGACTGCGCCGCCTCTTTGTCCTTTGCTTCCGTTATCTCACCGGTCTCACGGTCGCCAATGAAATAGTGCTTGACCCATTTCTTGTAATACCGCTCAATGAGGTCGTAGGTCTTTTCTTCTGGAAGGCCCATCGTGTCCCCGCCGCTCTTTCCGTAATCCTCCCGTTGGACGTGGTTGGCATCGTCGCCCATGCCATAATCGAGCTTGGCCCCGTTCATGTCGCAAATCTGCTTCTCTTTTTCCGGGTAAAGAGCGACAACAGCGTCCTCGCACAGGTCAATGCTTAGCTTGTAAACGTATTTGGCGTCTGTGAGGTCGTACTCCCTCGAATCGGGATCAATCAAAACAACCGCACCGTCTAGCTTTTTCCAGCACGGCTTTCCGTTTAGGATGTTCTCTGTGTTGTCCAGATACATTTCAAGGAACGATTCCCCGCACGTTGCCCCGTCTTTGAACTGGTCGGACGATTTGGCACCGAAATCGCTTGTCTTGATTGCGTGTTTAAACAACCCTGTTGCAATCTCCGCCTTAATGTCGTCCTCTTGCCCCTCCGGAAACGCTTTAAAATCGGTTCGGTTCTGCCTCTCAAGCCCGGTCAAAAGGAAAAGGTTTGCCTGAATCCGGTTGTCCGTCACCGGCTTGATCCCGGCCTGGGCCAAATTGGCAAGATCATCGTCAGTCCACTGCTTACCAAGGCACCAAAGAAAATCCTCTTTTTCCCGCTTTATCAACTTCGATTTGTCCCGGTAAGCCCGTTGCAGGTCTTTGATCGAACGATCGCAATTTAAATCCTTTTCTTTTCCGTAGCTCATCCCAAAACCCCCACTGGGTTTTCACTAACCTTTGCGGCCCGCCGCAATTCGTACTTATCAACCTTCGAGTGAACTTTCGCTTGCCCCATCGCCCACAACCCAATCAGCAAAGCGTCCGCGTGGTCAGGGGACCGGCCGTACCGTTTCTTAATGTCTTCCTTGGCTTCAACCTTGAACTCGCCTGACGACTTCACTTCCTTGTACTTCGCCCAACAAAGCTCTTCGGTGGCCTCCGAATCGTTGGAAAGCATCTGAACGAACCCGTCACGGAACATGTCAGCGCCCTTCCCGTAGATCTCGGCTCGGCGGTTATAATACCCACCACCCTCCACGCGCTCGGACGCATTAACCGGGATAACGTGGTGCCCAAGCTCACGCAATCGATCCACAACACCGCCGCCGACTCCAATCTCGTCAATGGCAAAACTGCCAATCGCGCCGTTCTTGTGCGCGAACATCAACAACCGCCCCACCGTCTCCATCGTGTCCTTCTTCTCCCAAGACGCCTTGTCCAACACCTTCCCGTTCTCAATGGCGTAAACGACCGTCTTATCGTCGCCGTAACGCGCCACATCACACGAGACGATGCGTCGAAATGGAACGTGCGTAATGAGGTCGCGTTTCTTGGCCTTCTCCACCCAATCCGGGTGAATAATAATGTCGGAGGTGTCAGACTCTTCCCACGAATTGAGTACAAAACGTCGGTAAATCTTCGGGGACGACTGTTCCAGCTTTTTCCAATCGGCTATCGTGTCCGCAGGCAGATATTTCTCGGCGTCGAAACTTGTTGCTTCGTGAAGGTCGTAGTCTTTGTCCGATCCAACTTTCCACGTTCGGTAAATCCAGTTATTCCCGTTCGTGTTTGCCGTTAAAAATCCCGTTCTTCGTTTAACGTCCCGGCGCAATCGGCCGCGTAGGACGTTGAACGTCTCATCGGTTTCAAGTTCTTCCGCCTGCTCAATCCAGAACCACCCCAGGTTCATGTTTTGAACAACGCCGTGAATTTCTTCGAGGTGACGAAACAGGATTTCTGATTTGTTCGGGAACTCCACAGACCGCTCGGAAGAAATCTTAACACCCGTATACTTCTCAAAATCTTTGCAAGTGGAATCACGCAAATCCGTATATTCCCGTCGGAAGATAACGCCAAGGTTCTTCGGGCTCTCTTCGGAAAGGATCATCGCCCGTTGAATGCCAGCAAACGATTTACCAGTGCCCCACGCGCCCACATAGGCTGGGAACCGAGCTTCGGAAAATATGAAATTGTCCTGCGGCTTTAAGAGGTGGAAAACTTTATCGGCGTCTGTTACTTTTGCTTCTTCAATGTTCTTAACTTCAATCACGCTCGCACCACGACGATGCGCCCACTTATTTCACCGCTGTGTTCAACCTGTTGGGTGGATTTCCCCCATAGTCTGTCCATCACTTCACGCGCGGCGGCAAGCCTCACGTTCTTTTCCGCCGTCGGATCGTTCATCAATTCAGAGCAAAATTTGAAAGCCTTGATTGCGTCATCGGCGTAATCGCCGAGCCTCTCTTTCAGCACGGTAGCCGCCAACGGCTTCCTACCCGAACCGGGACGAGGGCCACCTCTTCCGACTTTCTCTTTAGGGATTGGGCGAAGGTTCTGGTTATTCATTGTGGAAAAAATTGATCCCTGCAACGCTTTTCAGCGCGGCAGGGATGGGCGATAGGCTTAAACAAAAATGGCGACAAGACCCCTCCGTGGGGCCTATCGCCTAGTTAAATTCTACATGGGCTCCGCAGTTCTTGCAAACCTTTTGATTGGCAGTTTTTGGCGCATTTCCACGTGGAACAAAACGCTTGTTGGCGCGGTAAACTGTCCAGACGCTGATGCTTAGGTCTCTTGCCACTTCTTTTGGGGAGTGCCCCTGATCGATGAGGGTGACTATTTTCCAATCGTTGTAGTTTTTCCAGTATCGCATATTGGGTTTCGCCCCCCTTTTTTTGAACCCGGCTTTTCGTTGTCTTTGCGGTAAAGGCAGGGACCGCATTGGGCTTTAGTGGTACTGTAGGCCCCGGAAGGGTGGCGGATTAGCTTGTAGAACATGCCTTGACGGATTTTGTGGCAGGTATCGCATGGGGTGTGCATTCTTGAGGGTTCTGGTTCGAACGTCCAAGCGGATGGCGCGGATCTACTTTGTGGCATTTTTGCGGTTTCCTCCTGTCTCGGGAAAGCCCTTCCAGTTCCTGTTCCCCAACGGAGCCCCCACATCGTCCCCGTTGTGGGGAAGGCACCCGCCATCGCGGACGGAGACCACCAGGGCGGAACTGTTGCCGTTGGCCTGTACGGTGACGTACTTTACGAACATCTCTTGGCCGCGTTTATCGCACTGCTGGCAGACCAGGTGCTTGTTTGAACCACGGAGATCGACAAATGTCCACCCACTGACCTCGGATCGGCCTACCCATGCTTGTGCTGGTTCCATTACACCGTCCTTTTCTTTATCTTTGGATACCCGAAATCCCTGGGCTGTGTCACGGTCTTTATGTGCCCGCATACCCCACATTCGTCAACGTGCCAACAGGCGAGGTGGTTTGCGGGCATCTTGCCTCCGTTTTGTTCGGCGCAGGACGAGCAGATCCACTCGGGGTATTTGGCCTTTTTCATTCCGCAGATACGCTTTCGAGAACACTTAATCTGCTGAATTGCACTATGCGGAGCCTGTGACCGGGCCAGTGCCGAACGTAGTTGTTGGAAAATTCTTTTGCCTTCTCTCGGGTCTCGAACGCATCGCCGAAAACCCATCGGTACGATTCCCCCCACTTACCTTCGACGACGAAGATCGTCTTGGTGCCTTTGTTTGTGGAACTTTTCATCGTTACGCCTCCTTCAAAATGGAGCCGGGTATCCAGTCAAGGAAACCGCCCCGGTGTCGATCTAAGCGTCCGTGGCACGGCTTTTCCCCGGCAAATCTTGCCCCGTAACGTGGGGCTGACGCACAAACCGCGGGTCCACGGCTTGTGATGACTCGCAGATCCCTCGTCTGCGCAGAGGCTGCGTTTAACTTGCCCGTGCTTCTTTGACGGGCCGGGCTTGATACCGGCTCTGTGAACGACCGCACTCTGACAACAGCGTCCACGCGCCCATTCGTTTAGGTCATTCCGTTGTGTGTCCTTCCACACCGCCGTCAAATCTTGCCCCGTAACGTGGGGCAGGCGTTTAACAGATCGGTTCTCCCGATGGCCTTCGTTCCGGTAACCCATTCGATGCCAGCGAGCATAAATGCCCCTGGCAAACGGCGGTGGGTGTGGGTGTCCCATCCGCGCCCCGCAATGGCCTAAGCCGTGGGCCTGTCAAAGCTTTTCGATCGCGGACCGTTTTTTCTCCTACACGGCATTTTCGTCGCAGCAATGAACTGTTTAGAGTACCCACACACATCGCAATACTCGATGCCTGAAAATCTGCCCACCCCAGGATGAAACGAGACGTGGATCATCTCAGTCGCCTCAGCGTAGGCACGGTCGGTCATTTTGCCTCATCTTGGACCCACACCGCCGTCAAATCTTTTCGATCTCGGACTGGGTGTAAAGATCTTTGCGGGTCCGGTTCCACGCGTTGGACTGTAAACCATTGGAGGCCAAGGGGGCGACCGTTCTTCCGCCAACCTCGCCGCCCGTTCCAGACCCGCCTTGAACCCGGCGGAAAACGTATCCAGCGACAAATCCGCCCTTGGGTTATGCGCATCAAGACTGGCATTCCAACTATTCCAGGCTTCTCTCAGCCCCTCGCTCTTATCGGTCATTTGACATCCTGAAGGCCAAGCCGCTCACGCATTTTTTCCGTTACCCCGTATCGGAGGATCTCATCCAGGGACCGAGCAACCTCGACGTCCCCTCTCGACTGACAATCCCACCCCGTGTAATCACATCCCGAACAAACGCTAATGTATCGTCCATCGGCAAGCCGAAAAACCCCCATCCAATCCTGTTCATCATTTTCGCCATCAGACATGGCGACGACTTCGGCAACATTCTCGCGCGTTATATTTGCAAGCGAGACTTTCCTGCGCGACGTTAAAACAGCCTGTGGCCTGATCTCGGCAAAATTCTCACCCTCTCCAAACGCTTGTTCCCAATCAAAACTATCAAGTTCTTTTATCATTTTTCCTCCGGCTCCGTTGGGAGCGCACGAATTTCTGCACACAAATAAAGCCCAAAAAGTTGTGGGCATCCTTTATAGTGGGCTTCGGCTCCGCGACAATTGCAATTACAATCGGATCGAGCCAAATCCAGCACGTTCTCCCGGAACTCCTCCACCGCCTTCGCAATCTCCTCGTCCAGCCGCTTGTTGAAGGCGGCGTTTGCCTCGTGGACAACCCTTCCAAGATTATACGGCGTGCCATTCTCACCAAGGTTAATCCAAACACCTTCTCCGATCCTCACCCCGCCGCACTCTTTTTTCATAAACGGCTCACGGTCGGTCATTTGGGACCTCATCAATCGGTTTCCCGCAGTTCGGACAAAAGAAGTGAAGACGTTGCCTCGGTCCTTCCCACTCAAAACAAAATTCTTCTCCGCACCCAGTAGCCCAACCACCATCCTCATCTTCGATCCAGACGCATCGTGCGCACGGTTTACGCTTCGGCGGTTTCATGGTTTCCCCTCCCGTATCGCCTTCGCAATCTCCTCGTCCAGACGCTTGTTGAATGCGGCGTTGATAATGTATGCCCTGTCCTCCGCATCCATCTTTGTTAGAAGGGCAGGGACAACAGTTC